CCTCGATCACATAACGGCAGGTGTCGCCATCCGTCATCCCGGCGGCAGCGAACGACTGAAAACCGTCCGCGACGGTCCCCAGCGTGATTGATCCGGTGCCGGTGGTAGCCGTGGCAACCTTGGCCCTGTTCAGATAGCGGAACGCCATTTTATGCGCTCACTGCGTCTTTGACGATCAGCTCAAACGACGGGCTGCCCCAGGTGTCCGAGGTCGTCAATGCAACCGATGCGCTCAAGGCGTTCACGGCCATCAGCAGCGATGCACCATCGTCAACGATTGCGTAATGGGTCGCGGTGCCGTTCGAATCCACAGCGTTGCCACTTGTCGCCGGAACCACGACCTTGCGCCCGCCGCCCGCGCCGCCGTTATCCACAGGCACGGGGATACTGATCGCGGCGTCCCCCAGCGCATAGGTGGCATTTGCCTCAGCAAATGTGGTCGGCTCTGCCGAGCAGATGATGATACGATCCGCAGCCGTGTCAAATTGGTCAAGCAGCAGATCGAGCAATGAGTCAGCGATAAGTGGCATTTTTATGCCCTTTCATGTGGTTGGCGATTTCATTTTGGATCAGGTGTCGGCGTAGCCGATGGCGGAAATCGAAACTTGCATCATATCGATCACGCCGGTTTGCGTCGGAACGGGCACAGCTTGCGCGCGACAGAACCCGACTTCGGAATATTCGGATGGTCGCCACGCTATGAAAAATGGCTCTGTCTCAAGTGCGTCTTGCACCAACGGCCAGTTGGCCCTGATCCAAGCCGCCGTAATATTGCTCCATGCAAAATCGGTCATCAGCGCCGACCGTTGTTTAGTCTGGCCGAGAAACTCGCCGGTTTCGCTCAAAGTCTGGCGCAGAACTGTTTTGCGTGCGAATTTCAGCGGGGTATGGCCACCGAATATCGCGCGGGGCATTTGAAGCGCCTGCCCGAATTTGATGACGCCAATAGTGGGATTGCCTGAACCGGACGTAACCCGCAGCCGGTACTTGGTCGGCGTTGTGCGTGGCTCAAAGATGAACAGGATCGGGCTGTTATCGCTGATCGCGGTTGTGCCGATAATGTCATCCCAGGTTGCACCGTTCCAGCTTTGCACCTTCACATTGCAGGCCCTGGTTCCGAGATCGTGCGCGCTGACCGCGCAGTAATCGGCAGAGAACGCGCCGCCAAAATCAGCTTCCCAATCGGCGGGCAACGCAGTCGGCTGCCAGCGCTCATATGTCAGGCTATTGTCAGGGCCATCGGCGAAATAATCAGCAGCCGTGGTGCTGGCGGTTATGACTGCGCTTGCCCACTGCCCCGAATGTGCAATGCGGGCGTGGGTCAGCGGTTCGTCTGACCCCGGCAGGGAGTAACCAGCTTCGAATATAACGCCCATCAGACCAGCCTTATCAATGCTGCGCCGTCTTCCTGCGCTTCGTTGATGCCATTGATCAGGCTTAGGATTTGATCCCGCCCGAAGATTTCACCGTTAAGTTGTAGGGCAACGCTGTTGCTAGTGGCACTGCCACCTGATGCAACTGCGCCGGATGATGCAACGCCACCGCCCGCACTAGCCGATTGACTGCCGCCACCTATCGACGTTGATCCGATCTGGCTGATCAGCATTCCAGTTTTGGCCAACGAGGCAGCCGTGAATGCGGCGGCAATCGGAGGTCCGCCCACCTTCATGCCTTTTTCCCAAGCAGACACCGCCGCCGTGTAACCATCAACGACAGCCTCCGCGACCCGCGCCGCCTTGCCAATCTTGAACAACTTTTCGTTTTCGGATTGCATCAATGATCCAAGGTCGCCCAATGCCCCGGAAATTGCTTGCATTCGGGATTGCTGGGCTTGCTTTTCAAGGCGGGTCAGCGCTTCCTGATGCTCTTCTGCGGCCCGCTTTTCTAAGTCGTTGAATTCCTCCTCTGTCCCCAGCTTAGCAGCGCGGAATTCTTCAAGTTCTTTCAGCGTGTCTTGGTAATGATCGTTGATTGCCTCTCGCTCGGTCATCAGACTTTCGCGTAGACGCTCTAAATCGTCCTCAGTTGGGCCTTTTGTTTTTTTGGATTTTTCCGGGTCTGTCCCCGGTTCGCCCAGTCCTGGCGGCAGTAAGTCGGCCTCTTTCGTATCATCGGTAAATTCCTGAACGTTCCCGTTTTCGTCTACAAAGTGCAGGCCCGTGGTGCTGCCACCGCCGGAGCCGGTTGAGCGCGGATCTTGTTCGAATGGGTTTTCGCTGGCCCCATAACCGCCCGCGTCGATCCCCATAAACGCCTTGCCCATGCGGGTCGCAAGCCCGAAAGCCTCGGCGGCCGCGCCAACCAGTTCAATCAGGTCGGCAATCGTCGGGATTACATCGTCGGCAATGAAATTTGCAACCGCAAGCAGTTCGTCCTTGTTCTCAACAACAGCCGCCGTGAATTGGGTTTTGATCGTGTCCGCAATAGCGTCTAGCTCTTTGTCGAGTTCAGCCGCGCCGTCAATCATGTCACGGCTCAAGACGCGCCCTGACCGTTCAGCCTCATCCCCAAGGGCGCGGATGGCCTGACCGCCGTTCTTCAGAAGCGGAAGCAGCGCGGTTGTGTCGCTGGCCATCGCCTCCAGATAGAAGGTCATTTGCGATTGCGTTACATTCGCTTTCTCAAGCGATGTGACATATAGCTGGAGCGCTTCCGGGCCAGATAGCCGCGCGAACTGGTCAGCAGTCACACCAACCTTCGGCGCGATGTTTTCAAAAAAGTCAGCCATCGGCCCGCCGCCGGTAGACAGAAAATCGCCGACCCGATCTTGAACATCCTTCAGGATGTCGCTCAGCTTTTCCTGGCTGATCCCCACCGTCTCGGTCGCAGCGGTCCAACGCTGAAACTCCGTCGTGCTGGTGCCCGCGACACGCGCCAGATTGCCGATGTCCGTTGCTGCTTGGGCAGCGCTGCTGGCGAGCTTAAAACCGGCGAGCCCAATCCCCACAACGGAAGCCGCAATGCCTGCGCCGATCTTGACCATCCGCCCGGCCATTTTGGCCGACTTATCGCCGAACTGATCGACGGAACGGCCTGCGCTGGACATGCCGCGCGTGAGTGCGGAAATGTCAGCGCCGACAACGACGGAAATATCACTACCTCTCGCCATTTTCGACCTCCTTCGCTGCTTTCAGCATGTCGTAAAGTTCCGCAAAGGATTCCTGACTGCCCGCCTGATTGCGCGGCTTGTGCGCGTCGATCAGCCACCACAATTCGCCGGGGCATAAGTTCCAGAATGCGCCAGGTTGCACCCAGCCTTGGCCAACGGTCAGATCGTATAATGTCCGCACTAATCCCCAGCCGTTGGCTCCGGCTTTTCCGGCGTGTCGTCTGCCTCATCTGGCGCAATGATCTTGCGATAGATCGAAGGGGCGACAACAGCTATCAGCCCCATCAAATAGCCCTGCACATCCACGACAGTGTTTGTGTCGCGGTTGCCAAGCCCATCGATAATGGAAAGATATATCTCCTCATCATCGACCTTGGCCCCCGCATAGCGCAGCGCGGCACCATAGGCCCGAGAAATCCGATAATAGGTTGGCCCGCCAGATTGGCAGAGAACCAAAACGGCCTGCTCACCGGGCCTGACAAGGGCGTCCTCAATCTCGGCAATGAGGAGGAGCTGCTGGTTAGCCGGGACGGTAAACGACTCGCCCTTCCAACCGAACGTTACAGGCTCAAAGCCGTGCATTAAGCGACGGCCCAAGCACCGGACGACATCAGGCTTGCGTTGAATGTCGTCGCGTCTTGATATGGATTCGTTTCGGCATAGCTGCTGAGAAAGAAGTTGCCTGACAGCACTGTCGCATCCGAAAACGTCAGTGTCACATCCGTCAATAAGCGATCCGTTGCAGGGTTAAGCATGATGTCCCGAAGGATTTGATCCTCCTCAACGCCCTCGACGGTCAGGTCAAGCGTGTCCGTTGCAGACGCCCCGGCCAACAGTTCGCGCACGCCATCACTGTCGTTGTCAGTGATGTCGATTGGCTGCGATGCTGCTGTGAATCCGGTGACGCGGACCCCCGCAACAGTTGTCGCGCCTTTTTTCAAAATCGCCGAGCGGCCTTTTACAGCAACCATGTCAAGTCTCCTTAAGCTGTGTGAACGAGGGCGCGATACTCGCAAACCCCATGAAAAATTCCGGTGCCGTCTTCACGGTCAGTTTCGCTTCGTTCCCGCAGGACCGAATAACAATGAAACCCTGTCACGCTCAGATCAGCGTCGTGCAAAAGCCCGTGGATCATGCCTTGAATGCTCTTGCACTCAAACATCGAGCCGGTTGCTGACCATGTGTGGACACGGACAAGCGTTTCAAATCCGATATTCCCGACGGTGTCTTTTTCGGTTGTGAACATCTCGCCGCACGTCACGAATGGGTATTCAGCCTCGTCGCCGCCATCCGCATCCTGGCGCTTTACGTCGTGTACGCCCGTTAGTGTGGCCATCAATGTCACGTCGCCGCGTAGCGTCGTGACAATCGCCTTTTGCAATTCTAGTTCGGCGCTCATTTCTGTTGCCTTTTCTGGGCGCGGGCCAGCGATGCGGCGAACTTGGCCTTGAACTGGCGAACATATGTCGCTTCAAATTTGTGGCGCATCGCTTCAACTACCGGGCCGAACGTCGGCTTGGCGGACATCGAGGAAGTCCCATATTCTAGGAATTTCCAGAAGAACGCGCGGCGCTCGACAATAACGTCTGATCGCACCGTCGTTGGTGTTCCACGGCCCCGCTTGGTCTTGATCGCCGGGGCGAAGGTCTTAGGCGGGCCGTCTGTCGGTGCCCGCGCCCGCGCTTCGTCTCGGATTTCCCCGGCAACTCCATGAATCGTTGATCGCATGATGTTGCGCGCATGTTTCGGCGCGATTTGCATCAGCAGGCGCTGAACATCATCAACGCCGTGAACCTCAGTTTTTATCTTCACGTCGCAACGCCGCTCTCGCACAGCAACTCGTAGAATTTGCGGTCGTCCGTCAGTTTAACCTCGCGCACATTGTAAACCAGGTCCAGTCGCGTGTCGCGTAGCCGCCAAGTCGTCTTGATTGCCTTGGCTGCGGTGGATGCCCGCAAAGTGATAATCGCCGTCTGCGTGCCGGTCAGGCGCGCTGCCTGCACGGATTCCCCGCCTTTGAGATACATGATGCCTGCGCGGGCCGTGAATTGCTCGGTCCATCCGTCAGCGGTGCCGCCATAGCCATCGTCAGCGTTGTTTGGTGCGTCAAGCGCAATCGCGTGCCAGAGTTTCTTGCTCATGCCGCCGCATATCCGCGTCGGTTACTTTCGATAATGAAGTCAATTCCCAACGGCAGAGCGTCCATTTTTTCGCCAACGGCCTCGCGATTTTCGAACAAATGCGCGGCCATCAATTTCACACCGGCCAGAAGGTCAGGCGCAACATCGGCAACAGCGACGCCGACCACGTAATCAACCCAAACCGCGCCTGACCTGCTTTCGCTGGTGGGCCAATTCGTGTCATGGAAGATGCGGACGGGTTCACGATTCAAATCGACGCGATATTCATTGGCGTCCACCGTTTGAGCGGTGCCGTCGCCGTCATAGTAATTCACAGACGTGACCGATTGGATCGGCCAGCCCGGCAACTCGATGATATTGTCGCACGTTCCGTATTGATAGACATAGCCGAACAAACGGGACGCGCCTGACCGGCTTTGATTATGCGTCTTGCCGGTGAAACTGTCCAAGCCATAGCGCCAAGTTTGCGTGACAAGCGCCACGCCCGTCTGACGCTCAATGAACGCAGTTGCAGCCAAAACCGCCGCCGCGACATCAGTGTCATCGTCGGCAAAATCAACGCGCAAGTGCGATTTCATTTCCGCCGAGGTCACTGGCGGCAATGCCGCCTTTGTGGCGACTGAAACAGCGGACCAATCCATCACTTGCCGCCCTTGGTCGCACGTTCCGGCTTGATAGCCGAACGAACGGGACGCGCCTGACCGGCTTCGATCATGCGTCGTGCCTCGGCGTCATCAACAGTGATTTCATCGCCGACATTGAAAGCCCCCGCAGGGCCTGAACGCGCCGTGAGTAGTTGGATTTTCATCTTTATTACCTCCGGTGAAATATGAACAGGGCGGCGCAAACCGCCCTGCGCTATTGCGCCGATTAGGCTGTGATCAGGTGCTTGACGGCTGCGGTGTCAGCCAGTTCCCCGTCGAAACGGATATAACCAGCAACGCCGAAGCCCGGCCAAAAGTCTTTGTCCTGGATCGCGCCAATCAACGGCGATCCGACCTTGCGGACGAAGTATTTGCCGAAGTCGCCGAAAACCATAACCTTCTGGCCCGTTGCCAGCGATGCCATCGCTTGGTTAACGTAATAATTGTACCCAAGAAGCGAACCGGGGACGCCGTTCTGAACGTTGCCCATCTGCCAGAGATAGTTGCCGTCGCCGTCTTTCAGCTTGCGAATGGCCGCAAGCGTCGAGTCGTTGAACATGAAGCCAGCACGCGGCGACTGACGGTAGGCCGGGTCCACCGAATGCAGCAGATCGATCACTTCGTCCGAGGTGATGGCGGCAGTTCCAACAGCCGTTTTGCCAAGCGCAGAGGCCGTAACGATCCCATTCGGGTCGCCCGTTCCGTCACCGACTGTCAGCTCCGAGTTGGCGCGACGGCCCAAGCGCTCGCCCAGCAGATTGCCCAGTAAAGTTTCAACAGCAAAGACGCTGTCATCAACCAGCTCTTTAGAAACGCGCAGCCATTCGGTGTTAAACGCATATGCGTCCAACGTCTTCTGTCCGAATGTCACATCGGACCCGCCATCGTCGGTCAGCGTGGTCCCCTGCGTATGTTTGACAACCACGCCTGCGGTGTCATTGACCGTTGGCATGGTAATCTGACCACCGCCTGCGGTTTGCAGTTCCGTCGTGATGCCAGGGTCATACATCGGCCCCCAAGCCAGCATCGACTGGACCATGATGTCAGCCAGTTCAGTCGGCACCATATACCCGCCTTCGGCGGCGGTGGTGGTCTGTGCCCGCGTTTCAACTGCACTGTAACCGACAGCCAGCGAGTTGCGAGCCTCCGGGGACAACGCTGCTACGTTGCCTTGGCCGCGCAAATACGCATGGAACGCGTCCCGGTAAGC